AAACTTAGCCATCATTTTCTTTTCCTTTCGTTTATTAAAAAAATCTTTTGACCCTGGCCACTTATATATAAAAGACCCTGGCCGCTAATATATAAAAAGATCGAGTTCTAATCCTTCTCATAATCATCATCAGTAAATAACTTGCTCACGCAGGGCGTACAATATGTATGGTCATCAGCACCTAGAGGCATCTCATTTTCATCGCAATCGACACAAAGGTGGATATCGCAATTCATACACTCGTGGACATCATCGCTTTGTATATTGCATTTTTTACAGGTAAATCCATCGTCAGTATTAGGTTTTTGAGTATACTTTCTATTGGAAGATTTAGTATATGTCCTACACTCATCAGCCAAAATATTTTGTATCTTAAGCTGAATTTGATACTGATTTTCTCTGAGATTATAAACTTTGTCATCAATAGCCTTAAGCTTTATAATACAAGTTTTAAACTTATCAGGCTGATTAAACCTTATCCAATCTTGATTAAAAGCCTCTAAGTTGAAATATAATTCCTGATTTAACTTTACTCCTTCTGCCTTTAGTTTAACTATGGCCTTACCTACCTTTAAAAAATTATAATGTAAATCTTTATACTGTTTTTTGTTTTTCATTTTATTACCCTTTCGTTATTAATATAAAAGACCCTGGCATTACTCACTTTCTTTCGCTGATTCAAAATGTCTTTCCCTAGTCCATTGTACTATATAATGCTTACCTGTTTCCTTGTCATACCAACCTTCTTCTCCGCAGTCACCCCAATCTTCATAGTGACCGCTGTATTCAAGCTTGGGTTCTTTATCAGTTAAATCCACGCATTGTTTATTTACTTTACTCATTTTCCTACCCTTTCGTTATTAATATAAAAATCTTTTGACCCTGTCAGTAAAAATATAAAAGACCCTGGCCACTTAAATATAAAAGACCCTTGCCTTGATAATATAAAAGCCATAAGCCTATTTAGGCGTACCAATTAGCACATAAACAGTTTTACGCGCGTTTAATAGTTTTAAGGCCTTAATTAATAGCATATTCAATAAATGTTTCATCTTGCTTTTTATCCTTTGTTATTCTTTTAATTTAACTTACTTCAAAATATTTATAACAAGTCCGCAATACGTGGTCATAGTCGCCTTGTTTAGCCTCTTTTATAAATATATTTACTTGCTCTTGGGTTATGTTGTTTCTTCGTGCCGACTTAATGCAAGCCGCAAAAATTGTATAAACATTGCCATCTATACCTGATAATTTCACATCAGTTTTAAACATATTATTTTTATTCATTTTCTATCCTTCCACTATTAGAATTGAGTTGTTAAAATAGGTACGTTGACCCCTTGCAAATTCCAGGGCGTTATTTAAATTCATACCCTTATAAATTCGGCTTATGCGCTGCCGTTGTCCGAAATGGGTTATCTTTAAAACTTCCCAAGCATTCAGGCCGAATATTATCGGCTTTCTTTTTATCTTTAATTCGTGCTTTATAGTCATGTTATTTACTTTCTAGTTTATTATTAAGAGGATTAAAAAACCTTATTGTCTGTAAAGCATTCGACCAATTAGCACCACTAGGTGCAATTATTTTAAATCGCCCATCATTTTGTTTATAGACTTTGAAATCTTTTAATCTTTGACCAAAAAAGCGCATTGTTTCCTTACTGAAAAAATAGGGCGCTGTTTTCTTGGTTAGTCTTTTAATTTCGTAGATAGTCATTATTAATCCCTTTCTAGTGTTAATAAATAATTATTAAATGAATATGTCTTTCCCTTGTATTCTACAAACCATTTAAAATTCTTTTGATAGACATAAAAACCAAGATCAAATTGATTCGATGCTTGGTTCATTCTTGTTTTAGTGGTGCTTGTCTCCCATCCATTTGTATTTAAATATATATGGCTTGGTGTAGCTTTTACGACTTCAGTATCAACATATTTAACACTTAGTATATTATCTTTCATTGTTGTTTTAGTCTTATGTGTTCCAACTGTTTGCATTTGTGCCATGTTTAGTTCCTTTCGTTTGTATTCGTTAACATGGTTAAATGTAGTAACATATATTGCTTAATGCAACAGTTATTATTACAATAATTACACATTATATATATATTACAAGAAATTTTCAAGAGCGACCGAACAAACAGGCGCAGCCGAAACAAAACAATTTCCGATTTTCACGCTTAATCTTGCCTATTATCTACCGATTGCCGATAATACCCCCTATGGTATGCGAACAAATGATTCTTTTTGGCCTGGACCATATGATTTTATTCAATAATAAATCAGGTCCACAAGGTGCAATTTTGGCGTGCGTCGGATTCCGTGCCTAAATTTTTTTTATGATTTTTAAGCGATAATATATGTTACAATAATGGACTGGCCAATCATCACAGAAAAAGACTATGAAAGACTCATAGAATCAATCGATCTCGGAGACGAGTTCTTCCGCAAACTAGCCATCTTCCGCTCTGGCCTGATCGAACCGCACATGCGCCACTGGCAGCTATCAGCACACGAAGCCTACGACAGCCTATCCCAGCGAGAGTTGCAAGTGTTTAAGATGCGCCTAAAATCACATAGCTTTCCACTGATCGCAGACAACCTGGAAATATCTGAGTCATCCGCAAAGACCTACTGGCGCAGAGCCATTCGCAAGTGCTGGGTCTTATTTGATGTCGTCTAAAGCCTAATTACTGAAACTATTACAGGAATTACTATGGCCAATAAAAAGAAGGGTAGAAAACCAGTAGACGTAAGTGGAGATAAGGTGGAGATGCTTTCGAGCTTTGGTTGTTCAACGGTGGAGATAGCGAGACTACATAATTGTAGTGAAACCACTATCCGTACAAAATTTAGAGAAGAGATCGAGCGTGGCAGAGAGAACATGCGCATCAAGCTTCGCCAGTTACAATGGAAGCAAGCCGAACTAGGGAATACTAGCTTGCTTATTTTCTTAGGTAAACAATATTTAGGTCAATCCGACCGTAACGAACTGGAATTAGTAGGCAACCTTGAGGGATTACTCAAAGAGTGTGGCTACGAAGATTCACCGATTGAAAAGAAAAGTTTTAAACAAACAGAAGCTCTGGAAGATCCTCAAGTACCAGCCCTCGCCTAATCAGCAATCTGTCCACGACTCGACCGCAAGGTTCAGAGTCAATGTGCAAGGCAGACGATCAGGTAAAAGCTATAGTGCTGCTAAAGAAATCTTGCCCTACATCCTATCTCCTAACACGAGAACCTGGATAGTTGGCCCAACGCTTGATTTAGCAGACAAGATAATGCGTGAAGTAAAGATGGACATTATTGGAAAACTGAGACTTCCAATAGCAACGAAGAAAGAAGTTAGTGGAGCGTTACACTACATAAAGCTAGCTGGACTCAATAGCGAAGTATGGGTCAAATCTGCCGATAGACCAGAATCATTGGTCGGTGAAGGAATTGATCACTTGGTTATTGAAGAAGCAGCAAAGATACGCAAGATTGTATGGGAGCAATATTTAAGACCGACATTAGCCGATAGAGCTGGTTGGGCATTATTCACCACCACACCTGAGGGATATAATTGGATATACGAATTATGGCAACGAGGAAAATCACAAGAATTTCCTGGCTGGGAGTCTTGGCAGCATCCAAGCTGGGAGTCTCCATTTTTTAAAGATGACATTGAAGAATTAAAGAAAACATTAACCTATGAAACCTGGCAACAAGAGTTCGGAGCGCAATTCACCTCATTCAGCGGAAGGGTCTTTCCGTTTGATCGCACCATACACATTCAAAAACTCAAGTATAACCCAGACTTACCCACATATTCTGGGATTGATTTTGGATATAGGTGCAGCGCAGCAGGATTCTTTCAAGTGGAGCAACGCAAAGATAAAGATAAAGTATATCTGATCGATGAGATATGGGAAGAGAATATCAAGACTGAGGACTTTGCAGACAAAGTGAAAGCGAAAGGTTATCCGATCATTCGTCACTTTGGCGATCCAGCAGGCGGTGGCGTTCAAGCACAAAGTGGTATTGGTGATATAGAAATATTTAAAAAGAAAGGTATTCGAGTTGACTTTAGGCAAGATAGAGTTTCTCGCAATATCGCTAACGGTATCTCACACATGAGAACCTGGTTTGAGGATGCTGCTGGAAATCCTCATTTTTATGCCGATAAAAGATGCGAAAAGTTTATATCTAGCTATGAGAACTATCGCTATCCAGAGAAGAAGAAAGACCAAAGACTTAAAGAAGAACCACTCAAGGATGGTCTAAATGACCACGCAAACGATGCTTCGAGATATTTTTTCTGTAACCTTTTTCCTATAAAGTCGAGAACAGCAGGAGTAATTGACTGGTGATAATACAAGATCTATCTGAACAACTAATAATTGATAGCCTATCAGACTATCTAGGCAATATTGAGACTCAACGCACAAGAGAGCGTGAGTATTTACTTGATTTTTACGAAGGCGTAAACATAGAGAACTATGTAGGCGAATACTTTGCGAGCGAAAGCTTACAGCAAGTACCTATGTTCACCCAGAACCTAACAAGGCGTGTATGTAAGGCCAGAGGGCAAGCATACAAACGACCCCCTCGTATGAAGGTCGATGAGCGCTACCAAGATTTCGCAGACCTACAAGACCTTAATTCTAAGCGTAGACAATTAGAGCAGACTACATTTCTACTTGGAACTATGGGTTTTCGCAGTCTTTGGAATCCAAGAAGCAACAAGGTAGAGTATGAACTGCTCCCCTTTTTAGAACCGTTGTTCTTACCTGGCGAGAA